AAAGAAACAGGCGAAGTTGTCCTCAAATTGAAATCGAAGTTCAAGCCAAAGTTTGCCGACACTACAGGCAGACTGACAAACCATGAGCCTAGAGTAGGCGGTGGTTCAGTCTTGAAAATCAAAGGCAATTTCTACCCATATGATAGCGCCAACACGGGTATCTCGCTGCAAATGAAGTCAGTTCAGGTTATTGAGCTGGTCGAATTTGGCGGTGAAGCCTTTGACGCAGAAGAAGGTAGCTTCACAGCTGCCAACGATGGAGGCAATGACAACTACAACTTCTAAAGACGTAGGCATAATCAAAGGATTTAGGAGTGGGCTAGAAGAACGCATATCGAGCCAGATAGAACAAGCTGGTCTGCAGGTAATATATGAAGCAGACAAAATCAAATATCTATGGCCACAGCGTCAGTCCACATACTGTCCTGATTTCAAGCTGCCCAAACAGGGTGGCTTTTTTTATGTCGAAACCAAAGGCCGCTTCACTGTCAAAGACAGGCAGAAGCATTTGTTAATCAAAGAGCAATGCCCAGACATCGAGATACGGTTTGTGTTCAGCAATGCCAACGCCAAGCTCTACAGAGGCTCAAAGACGAGCTACGCACAGTGGTGCGACAAGCATGGCTTCACATATGCGCACAAAACCATCCCTGATGACTGGCTAACAGAAGGAGAGATTAAAGATGAGCCAGAACGACAAGATACTGACACATCTGCGTGATGTCGGATCAATCACATGGGTCGAAGCAAACGACCTGTATCGCATCAGGTCACTGACCAGACGGATTGCTGACCTGCGAGAGCGTGGTCACGACATCATCAGTGAATGGCGCACTGACCGACTAGGCCAGCGTTACACACGCTATTCACTAGCCTAACAATAAGGAGAAACAGATGGGTGCATTAACCAGTCCTCACAGCAAGGCAAACTTTGTGCGTCACGTACCTTGCGATATATGCGGAAGCAGTGACGCTAATGGAGTTTATGACGATGGACACACCTACTGTTACTCCTGTGAAACCTATCAATCCAGTAGCGAGGCAGATACATCGCCATCGCAATCAATACCGGACAAAGATACGCAAAAGCAAAAAGACCTACTCAAGGGCGAAGCAAAAGCGCTATCAGCCAGAGGATTAACCGAAGCTGACTGTGCCAAGTTTAGCTATTGGGTAGGCACGAACTGGAAGGGCGAACAGGTTCAGATCGCAAACTACAGAGATGCATCTGGCAAGATTGTCGCCCAGAAGGTACGTGGCAGAGACAAATCATTTCAATTCATAGGTGATGCTAACCAGCCAATGCTGTTTGGCAGCCACTTGTGGTCAAACGGACGAAAATTGTGTCTGACAGAAGGAGAGATTGACGCAATTTCGCTTAGTTCTTGCTTCCAGCACAAATACGCAGTGTGCAGCATCCCCAATGGGGCAGCTGGCGCTGTACGTGCTGTGAAGCAGAACTTTGACTACATCAATGGGTTTGATGAGGTTGTTATCTGCTTTGATATGGATGAGGTAGGACAGAAAGCAGCGCAAGCTGTGGCTGAAGTCCTGCCTGTTGGCAAAGCTAAGATTGCCACACTACCAGCCAAAGATGCTAATGAGGCCATTCTACAGGGAAAACAAGCAGAGCTAGTCCAGTCTATCTGGCAAGCAAAAGAGTTCCGACCTGATGGCATCAAAAGCGCCAAAGATTATCGCAACCAGATTACTGTCGATGAAGCAGCCAGTGCAATTACATGGCCTTATTCCACGCTGAATGAGGTGCTACGAGGGCTGAGACGGCAGGAGCTGGTGACGATATGTGCTGGTTCTGGCACAGGCAAAACAACATTCTGCAAAGAAATCATCCACCACCTGCTTATGCATGACCAAAAGGTTGGCGTGATAGCGCTTGAAGAAAGCAACAAGCGCACATTGCTAGGCTTGGTCGGTGTTCACCTATCAAAGAATCTATTGGTGGACAGAAGCCAAGCCACTGACGATGAGGTGTTAGAAGGGTTTGATGACCTGTTTGGTGACAAAACCTGCTACCTGTTCGACAGCTTCGGCAGCAATGACATCGACCTTATCTGTCAGCGTATCCAGTATATGGCCAGAGCATTGGATATTGATTTCATCCTGCTCGACCACATCAGCATCTTAGTCAGCGCACAAGAGGGCGATGAACGAAGGATGTTAGATGCAGCCTGTACCAAATTCAGAACGCTTGTACAGGAACTGGATATTGGCCTGATCATGGTGTCACACCTAAGACGGCCAGATGGCAGAGGCCATGAAGATGGCGCTGCAGTAAGCCTAAGCCAGCTAAGGGGTAGCCACGCTATCGCACAGCTGTCTGACGCTTGTATTGGGCTACAGGTTGACCCTGAAGAGCCTGACAGTGACATCCGACACATACGCATCTTAAAGAACCGATTTACTGGGCAGACTGGCGCTGCTGGCACTCTTGTCTACGACAGAGAGACAGGGCGTTTGACTGAGATGGAACTAGCATTTTTAGAAGGAGAGACAGAAGAAGATGGCACAGTACCACAACAAACCGACAGTTGATTTGATTGACCATATGGGCAGTGATTTGACTGTTGTTAACGCTGCACGTGTTTCATTCCGGAAACATACGCAAACATTCAGACCAAGAGATGCCAAGCTCATTAAATACCTAGCTGAGCATCAGCACTGGTCGCCTTTTTCCCATTGCTTCCTCTCGTTCCGTATTGAAGCACCGATTTTCGTAGCTAGGCAGTTAGCCAAGCATCAGGTCGGGCTAGCGTGGAATGAGGTGTCACGCAGATATGTGGACGATGCAATGGAATGGTTTTGGCCTGAATACTGGCGTGGCAGAGCTGCTGATAACAAGCAGGGCAGCTCAGGCATGATCAAGGATCAAAATGATGCATATGATGAAGTGGAAATGGCACATGTGTCAGCCACCAGCCATTACAATAAGCTGCTCCAACTTGGTGTAGCGCCTGAACAGGCACGTATGGTTCTACCACAAACACTGATGACTGAATGGTATTGGTCGGGCAGTCTGGCTGCTTTTGCACGTGTTGTTAACTTGCGCTTAGGCAAGGACGCACAGGCAGAGACAGCTGACGTAGCTGCTTGGATTGATACCTATTGTGAAGAGCTGTTCCCATACAGTTGGGACGCACTAACAGACATTGAATATGATTTTGCTAAGGAGAATGAAATTGCAGACCAATAGAAGAATGTCACAGAGAGACATGATTAGACAGGACTTGCTGGATGGCAAGGTGATTACCCCGATTGACGCACTAGACAAGTATGGATGCTACAGGCTTGCAGCACGTATCTCAGAGCTGCGTGAAGAGGGCATGCCCATTGTTACCTACCAAGACCCGAACAAAAACATGTACGCACAGTATTCGCTAGAAGGAGTGAACGATAATGACAGAGCTTGAAGCAATGATGGGTTTCGAAGAATTGACCCTAGACCAGTATCAGGCAGGGGCATGTGATTTTGCTTTCTACACCGGACACACAGTCTATCCAGCGCTTGGTTTGGCTGGTGAGGCTGGTGAAGTGGCCGACAAGGTTAAGAAGCTAATGCGTGATGACCTTGTTGATTTCAGTGCTGACGATGCAATCCTGCAGATGCCAGCTGATAAGGCCAGAGCCATCGCTTTAGAATTAGGCGATGTGCTGTGGTATATCGCAAATCTGGCCAACGATATTGGCTACAGCTTAGAAGAGATTGCTGAGATGAATCTTGATAAGCTGAGAGATAGAGATGACAGGCAGGTACTGTCAGGCTCTGGCGATAATCGTTGAGGCTGATTGCCGATATTGAGACAGATGGCTTTCTAGAACACCTAACCAAAATCCACTGCATAGCAGTTATGAACGCAGACGATAGTAGTCAGCGCTGGGTATATAGCCCAGACAACATAGACCAAGGCGTTCAGCATTTATCTACCGCATCAGAGCTTATCATGCACAATGGTATAGCCTTTGATATTCCATCAATCCAGAAGATATAGCCTCAGTTCATTGTCGAGAAGACGACTG